TCAACATAACATATCTCAGCTCTTTATGATTACAAATTATTTCATCAGCATCAATTATCATAATCCAATCTTTTTCATTACTAGATTGTTCCATACACAAATTAAACAATTCTTTTCTTCTTTGAACTTCATTAGTTTCCCAAAGACTTTCTTTATTTACGTAAATGTTTTTTAGTTCTGTATATTCTTTACAAATATTAACAGTCCCATCACTAGACCCGTCATCCAAAACAATAAAGCAATCAGAAACTTCTTGAAGTATTGAACAAACTTGTCTTAGCCATCTACCTGCTTCATTTTTGACCAGCATGCCCGCGATGATTTTTGGTTTGATTGAGGACATTGTCATTCTCCTCTCCAAAAATTAATTTACCTTTATTTTTCGGATCTTCTAACCATGCATTTAATGCAATTTTAAAACTTTCTGTAGTACAAACATATTCACCTATGTGCCCACAATCAACACTAAAGTCAGTATATATTTTAAAGCCTGCTTTTCTTGCTTTCATACAAAAAGCTAAATCCTCTCCAACACCAGGAGCAGGAAAAAACCAAGGTTTTGGAATTTTTTCAAAAATAGATGTTTTTATCATAGTACATGCCATCCCAACACCTTCCATTCCATGAGCACCACTTTCAGGCCAAGATTCAGGTTCTAAAGGACCTTCCATAATTGGTTTATAATCTTTCGTTAATCTAGCCTTGGTATAAAAACATGGTTGGTATGGATATTTTCTTTGAAAAATTTTACCTGAAATTATATCAACATTTTTTTCATGTAAAGACATAATTGTGTGGCTTGGAGGAACCATGTCACTATCCAGAAACAGTAAATGAGTAGCTCCTATATTTACGGCATATTCTGCTAAGCTTTCTCTCGCATCATACACAAGGCAGTTTGCCATCACATTAAAATTTAAACAATATCCTTTTGGAATTTGCAAACTTAACAAGCAAGGCACAGTTTGCCAATTAAATGAACCTGTATTCGGAAGGCCTATACATATAATTTTTTTGCCATTTAGATTTTTATTTTCTATTTGATTTCCGAAAGTAATCCTACTTGCTTCACTTACAGTAGTTTCTTGTTTTAATTTATTTTCCATAATTGCGCCCTTTCTGTTTTTTATAATTATAACAAAAAAACCTGGGAAATGTTAATTATTTCCCAGGTTTTATCTATTTATTTTCTTAAATACTTTACTTACTCGAGAGGTTCATGATCTCCTCTATATCTTTCAACAATAGCAAACATATCAGTTTTTGTCCATGCTGCAACATATAAACCTAAATATCTTTTACTGTTGTTAATAGACATATCGAAATCATTTACTTCAAAAAATTTGTTTCCTGATGCTCCAGACGTACATGCAGCAGTTCCAGTAAATGAAGTCATTGCAGTTGCGACAGCTCCATTCCATGTACTTGCTGTACTTTCATATACTGTAACAGTAATATTTCCTACAAATGTAGTCGCATCAATTGGTTTTGAAGCAACTACTTGAAACATTGCTTTTTTGTAAGGGCTCATATCTAACAAGGCTGTAGATGATTGCCCAGTTGTAAGGGTTGCCGCAACTTGCAAACTCCTTGTAACCATTTCAGAAAATTTATTCATCATCATACCTCCTATGTTAATAATACAAATGGTGAAAGTGTGTTACCATGTTTAGGTGTAATGGTTGAGTCAAGCCAAGGTTTTCCTTCGACTCTTTTTACAACCTTCCAACATTTAATATCTTCCCCGAATTTGTATTCTTTAGATTCTTCTACCCTTAACCCATGTAAATCACCAATTATATAGTTACTCCAGTCACCAAGAATAATGTCACCCTCAGTACCAAGTGCTTGGGCTTTTTCACTTAAAATTATAGGAATACCATATAAACTGCCAGGGCTAACACCTGCAAGATTTCCAGACATGCCAGGAAATAAAATATAATTTCCGGCAGCATCTTGAAGAGTTAAAATTTGTGTTAAAGTTGTCTGATTTACAATCCAAACAGCTTTATCAAGTTTACCTGAAAATCTAGCCATCATTCCAACAACATCTGTAGTATGTATTTGACTTGCAGTTCCTCTTGAAACTGTAGCTCTGCATGGAGCATTTACAACACCTAAAGGTTTTCCAACTCCATTGCCATTAATAAATTGATAGTCTTCTTCAAATCCAATCGCATCACCAAATATTTCCTGAAGAAGTGGTCCAATTGCAATCATAGCATCCATAGTCATGTCTTCATAACTTTCAGTATATCCATATAGTTTATTTGCATTTAAAGATATTTTACCAAACTTTGGCGCAGTTTTATTATTTGATAAATTAGTTGATTCATTACCCCAATAAGTTATTACACCACCATAAACAGAGCCACTTTGAGAAGTAGATTTTATGGCAGGTATATCAAATTTTGGACCTGGCATTTCAAATGTTTTAGGTCCAATATTTCTGATAACACTTTCTTCTATTGAAATTTTCAAAATTTCATTTGCCCAATAATCTGGAACTAAATATCCACCATCAGCACCGGTATTTTCTGATAGAGTTTTTAATTCTGGACTATTAGTTTTTACTTTCCAGAGAAAATTTCCTATATCTTTACCATAAATTTTTTCATCAGGTTTTTCTTTTCCATCTCCAGAAACAGAATTTTTAAAAGTTTTCCCCATTTCTTTAACAGCAGCAGTTAATTTTTCTTCAAATTCTTTTGCTGCATTTTTCATTCTTTCATCCATGTCTCCGTACTTTTTAGTTAATTCTTCTTCAACATCTTTGTTTCTTTTTTCTATTTGACTTTTTAATTCTTCAACAGTTGTTGTAAATTTTTCTGAAGAAACTTTCTCTTTAGCAAACGATTCAATCGTAGTTACTAATTCTTCAATGCTAGGCATTAACGTCACCTCACTTATATTTGTTAATTCTATCTATAAGTGACTGGATCATATCCGGGTCATTCAAATCGTTAGACGACGGCTCATTTTTACGGAAGTGGATTAATCCGGCTTCTTTTTTAATAAGTGTCTCTATATCATTTAATCTTGACTCTAGTTTATCATAATTGTCATATATATTTAAAGCTTTTATTTTTGCTTTTTCATTTGCTCCCCAAGTTACAGGACTGATTTCCCAAAGTCTTACTTCTTTTAAATATCTTATGCCATAATCTTTGCTGTTTTCATCCCTATTGATTTCATACTTTAAGGCATTATAGCCAATACTCATTTCTGTAATAGCCTTGTCTTTTATCAATGTGAAAATATCTCTTCCCAGTTGAGTATCAGAAATTTTTGCATTAAAATAAAGGCCTTTTGTATCCTCTTCTAATGTCTTTGGAATACCAATTACAGAATAAAAATCATGCATGGCCAATACTTTAATTCTTTTTTTGTTTTCCGCGATTGTTTTCTTAAACGCACCTGGTTCCATAACATCGCCCCAGGAATCTTTATTTCCAAATACAGAAGCATAACCTTCAAAAGTCATTCCATCTGAGTCATCAGCTTTAATTTCTGACTTATAAATTTTATAATCCATATCTTTCAACTACTCCACCTCCTTATATCCTATCGCACATCTACAATTTATTATTTCCTTAGCAGGTCCGCGAGGGTCACCAGGGAATTCTAATTCAGCTTTTCCGACCTTAAACTTTTCATCCATTCCAACAGTTTGGCCATGGGCTTTTTTATGCGTTTTCCTCGTTCTCGAATCATATGTTGCTATCCAAAATTTTTTTAGTCCTGGACCTGTTTGTTTTGCACCTTGTAAACTTCCATAATTTGAAGCACTAACAACTTCAGTCCTTGCGATTCTTGTTGCTCTCCATTTTGACCAGCCAGTAAACGTTTCTTTCAATGCTTTTACTGTATTTGGAATACTTAAACCATCTTCATATGCTCTATTTAAAATTCTTGCTAATGCAATTTTTGAAAATGTATTAATTTTAGTTACTCTTTCAAAAACAACTCCCTGTATATAACTAATTAATCCAAATTCAAGCAGATTAAAACTTTTTTGATTTTTCAATCTGCCATATGTAAAAATTCCAAAATCTCTAACACAATCTAACCATAATTTATATAAAACATTAGTTAACCCAGACTTATCTATTGCTGTATTTACATCTAACTGTAATTGTGAAAATGATTCAGTGTTATAATCTATTTTTTTTAATTTTTTAAAATATTTAGACAAATCTTTTTGAAATTTTTTATCCCATTTTTTTCGCCTAATTTCAATTTCATCAGCTGTTATCATCTTCATCATCCTCATAATCATTTACATCATCAAAACTAGATGTTGCTAACTCATAACTATACTTATCACCATTTTTCTTGTCAGCCTCAAAGCCTAATGGTTCTCTTGCTTCGTTAAGCTTAATTATATTTGAATTAAATAATGTTGTATACTTGTCAACTTTGACCTGGTCATCTTCCTGTAAAACTTCTATGTTTGAAGTATCATATTTTACAATTAATAAAGGATCCCATTTTTGGACAATTGTTTTGTTTAATTCTTGCTGAATTTTTTTTAAGTACCTTGGAATAACTGTGTCTGCCCAAAAAGATTTTAAAGCGGCTTCATAGTTTGCATAAGTTTGACCCTCAGGGTCACCAACTACTTGTCCAGGTACTCCAAAAGCTGCGCAAATTTCTGTCCTTGTTAATTTTCTTTGCTGTAAAAAATCCATGTCTATTTGAGACAACCCAAAATTTAAATATTGCATTTTTTCTGAATCAAAAATTAATGGCATTCTAGCATTTTGAGGCCCAGCAAATTCTTTTTTCCATTTACTTTTTAATTTTTCAATTATTTGTTTTGAAACATTATGAAGCATCAAAGCACCTGGAGGCATTCCCATATTGTCAAATGAATCTTTGTTCCATGTGATTGCTGAATTTTCAGTGTCTATTGTTCTAGCAGCTGCTCTAATTGGAGATTGCCCATCGTAAAAAGAAACCGGATCAAAAAACTTGGACCATAAAATTAAGTTAGGTGCATATTCGTCAGTATCTTGATATTTAAAAAGTTTAACCATGTGTTCATCATTTTCTGAAATTACTGGATTTACTCTAAATGGATGTAAAGGAATTAATTCTGAAGGCCTAATAGGCATATCCATTAAAGCATAAAATTTCCCATTCAATGCCAAATACATAGCCCACATTTCAAAGAAATCAGCAGATATATAAAACTCAGATACTCGATGATTAAACAAATCAATCAATGGGTGATTTAAAATTTCCTCTAGCTCACCTTTATTATTTTTTTTATATAATTTCCAGGGAATGCAAGAAACTGAAGACGCAATTTTTACAGCACAAGCATAAACCCATACTATTTGGTTAAAGCCTTGTTTTATATATTCTTTGTCATTCTGAACGCTCCAGTATGTTTGACCTTTTTGCCAGGGCTCAGCATACATTGATTTTATCTGCAAAAATTGCTTAAAATCTTTTATAGCTTTAATAATCCCCATACTTCACCTCTTTTCTATCAATACAAAATAGTTTGTTTTGAAGGGAATAAAATAGTATTGCAAAAATACCTTTCTTCATCGCAACAATGGTCAAACTGCTTAATTGGTTTGTCTTCTCCACGTTCACAAGCTTTATCATCCCATTTGTATGAATATTTTTCACGAATACTGTCAGTGCAAGTTTTATCAAATTTTATCATCTTAGTATTTAAAGCAGTACACATGTTTCTTATCCCTTCCAAAACATCATTTTCAGCCTTAATTACATGATAGTCTCCTTTGTTTTTTATTGTTGCAATAAAACTGCTCGCCGAAGGGTCAATTACTATTCCATTTAAAAATTTATCAATAATATATTTATTTTCCGTTTTTTCTTTAATAATTTCTTCAGAAATATTTCCAAAAAATCTTTCTTTTGTTATATTATCTCTTATAAAAGATTCTAAATCAATATAATATTGTGAATCTTCTTTTTGCTTACCTGTTTCTTTTCCGGAATAATAATAATTTTTATATTTATACCAAATTTTATCTTTTGGATTAAATCCCCATAAACCAAAACTTAAAGCATTGTATGTTCCATAATCACAACTAATGTAAAACTCATTAAATTTCATTTGTGAGCAATCAACAACATGAATCTTTTCAGAAAACATGTCATAAATGATACCTTCAGCAATTACCCATAATCCAAGCACATACCGTTTAAAAAATACACCTGTAAACATTCTTTTATATCTATCTTTTATTTCTTGAGATAATGTCAAATTATCATTTAAAGTAAAATGCAGGTATAAAATTTTCTTTTCTTTAGCTTTGTCAATGTACTCAATCTTAAAGTAATGATATGGATTATCCGGGTTACAATTGCAAAATATTTTAGAACCATAGATAGAACAACGACCAATCATTTGTTCTACAAACGACCTTGGATATAAAGCAATTTCATCTGCCAATGCTCCGGCAGCTGTTAAACCTTGTAAAATTTTAAAACTTGCTTCATTGTTAGCTCCAAATAAAAAATAAACATTTGAGCCTACTTCTATATAATTATCAGACATATTATAATTATATTTCCAGCCCCAAGCTTCCAAAATTTGCAATAAAGGTAATATTACATTTCTTTTTAATGCTCCAATACTTTTGCCAGCAATAATAAAAGTTTCACCATCAAACATTTCTTGTGACCAAATCATAAATGATGTTTCCATTGAAATTGTTTTTCCACTTCTTATAGAACCATCTGCAATTACAATATCATTTTTACTAAATTCAGGATGTCTCCACCAATAAAGAACTTTTTTTTGTTTTTTGCTAAAAAGTTGAAACTTAAATTTAGATATTTTTCTAATCTTCTTCATCTACGTTTTCCGAAAAGGTATCAATAATTTCCTGCTTGCTTGGTCTTATCGCATCTAACCAATTTTTAATTGATTCCTTTAAATCCTCTGAATTTTTATCAACATCAATTTTCTTTTCTTCAAGTTCAAACCTTTTCTTATCTTTAAGATCCATTATCTCTAAAGATTGTCTTTGCATTTTTTGAAGTTTTTCGAGAGAGTTAACCAAATTTAAAACTTTTTTATCATTTATTGAATCAAAAATTATTTCATCAAGCTTGTCTTCAAAAAAACCATCTCCACCAGAACGAAGTTTTTCAACAAAAGTATATAATTCTTTTTCATTTGAAAGAGCTTTGTTTATTTCTTTAAAAAAAATATTTGAAACATCAAAATGTTTAATAATTGCATTTGCTTGTTTTTCGGCTAAATTATTAGTAATTTTTTGGGTGCATTTTGTGTACATTTTGTGTACATTTTCTTTTTTTAAATTTCCCCATTTTTCACGTCTATGACGACCTTTTAAGGTATTTAAATTTATATTATATTTTTCTGATAATTTTTTTATGCTAATTTTAGTTGAAATATATTCTATTTTTATTTTATCCCAATCAACTTTAGCCATGCCAAACACCTTCCATACTTGAATTATACCACAAAACAAAAATATACAAAAAAAATAGCCTTTCGGCTAAATTTTTTATTCTTTTCTCACTAGTTGCTAAAACTATATATCCAATCACTGCACCAACTATTAATATTAATAAATATCCCATAAATTATTCATTCTCCTCATCCTTAGTTTCAGCTATTTTAAAACTATAACATCTAGTTTGTTTTGTAAGTACAGTTTCAACATTATAATTCCCAATTTTGCTAATTTCAATATTAATTGATTTCAATTCATTTATAACATTAATTAATTCTAACATTTCTTTTTTATCAACATTTCTAATTATGTCACAAATCCATCCAACAACAGAATCAATCATTCCAGTTAAAATTGCAATATCAATAGTTTCTTTTTGGTCATCTGTTTTTGGACTTTGGTCATCCCAAATTTTAGATTCAGTACACATTAATTCTAGTTTAGTTAAGCAATCTTCAAATTCAGAAGCAGTCCAATCATATTCCATTTCTTCTTTAATTTTTTGAATTTTTTCATAAATTTTATTTTTCATTTTGACCTTTCTTTATCCACTTTGCTGATTGTAAATAATAATGATTATCTATAATTTTAAATGAATCTATATGTATCTTTTCCCAAAAAAAATAAATTAAAAATGCTTTTATATATGCTATTAATAAAAATTTATGGGTAGATATTATTTTATTTTCAAACATTGTATTATCATTTGCTAAAACTCTATAATATAATTTATTTTTAACCATTATTATATAATAATCCTTTTTTTATTTTTTATAAACTGCAATAAAAGAATCAAAACCAGCTTTCTTTAATTCTTCTATTCTTTTTTCTGCATTTCTTTTACTAGTATATGAACCAGCAACAACCCTATAAAAAGTGCCTGATAATAATTCTGAAGTTGGAATAATATATTTAATTCCAAAATAATTTAAAATACCTATAGCAATTGCAATCCCAATTTCTTCAATGTTTTCAATAATCCATTTAGCTGAATCTGGATTGTCATGAAAATCAATTTCTATCAAAGCAGCTGGCATTTTAGTATAACATGGTTCATACATAGGTTTTCCATTATAAAAATTATAGCCTTCTTTGACTCCACGATCTGGTGTTGGAGTAATTCCAGAAACTTGTCTATAAACTGCATTAGCAAGTTTTTCCCCTTCGCCACCTTTGCGATGACAAAAAACTTCGCATCCTCTAGCTTTTTTATTCCATGCATTTGTATGGATAGCAAACTCGACATCTGCATCAGTTTTGTTTGCATCAGCAACAACCTGTGTCAATGTCATAGTTGGTTTGTTTCTGTAAACACCTACTCCATGTTCTTCTAAAACATATTCAACTACATCGGCAATCTGGTTGCAACGTTTTTCTTCAGTTCCGTAGTTGCCAGCACCCACATTATTTTCTTGAGTTGATGGACTTAAATATATTTTTTTGCTCATTTATTTATCCTCGCCTTCTTGCTAATTTTCTTTTCTTTTTTTGTTTATTTCTATAATGAAATCTAATTGAAATATCACCTTGCATTTTTTCTGGAAACTTCTGATTAAAAAACAATGGATACATAGTTAAGAACCTCCAATTCCATCTCTTAAATAAATATATTCTTCAGAAGTAATTCCTTTAACTTCATCATCCCTGTCGCGCGGTCTAAAAGCCACAATTGTATCTTCCGAAAAATCAATCACCGTATCTTCACATTCTATTTCAGCAGCAGCTTTTAGTGTTGCATTTGACTTGCAAGTATATATTAATTCATTTGCTTCTTTAGCAATTTCACGAGCGTCTTTAATTAATTGTCTAGCATGCAGTGTATCCTCTTGAATCTCTCTTATGCAATTCAAAAAGTCCTTAAAAGAATTTACATAATTATGTATTGCATTCATAGCTAAAAATGCAATGCTGATTATAATGCTAAGACTAAGTAAGATTATTTCCAAAGTACTCATAATATATCCTTTCTGGAGATATATAGTCTCCTACAAAAGTTTTTATACTGGTTCACAAAAATTTGCATTAATCCAGTGAAAACCATTTTTCGAATCATATATTAAAAATTCAATCATTGTAATATCTGGATTATGTCTGTAAGCTGCTGTTTCTGTTCTTGTTCTAGTATGATAAACCGTATAATGCAAAATTTCGTTTTTCCCTTTAATTTTTACTTTAAACATGCTTCCTCCTATGTAAATTATATCCTTTTTTTAACATTTTGATAATTTCGCTACCATATTCATTAATTGTCAAATCAATAAATTCACAAATAGTATATGATTTTTCTAAATCTATGTTATTATTTTTTATAAAAGATTCACGTCCTTGTTTGCAGCTTCCTGTAAGGTTGCCATGCCATTCAAAAAATATATTACCTTTATATTTTTTATCAATATCAAAATTTTCTAAAAACTTTTCGACTCTCTCTTCTTCGCTTAATACTTCAAATAATTTATTATTCAGTGATGCTATAGCATCTTTTAACGTTTTTCCATGTGCAAATATATTATTTTGTTTTACAATAATTGTGTTTTCTGACCTTAAATCATTATTCAAAATATATCCTTTTGCTATAAATGTTTCATCTCTTTTTTTTACAGTTTTAATTGCTGTTAAAATTCCATCAATTTCATAAAAATACATGTTGTTAACTTTCTTAATTCCATCGCCATCGCCAGAGCCATAGCCAGAACCAGAGCCATAGCCATCGCCAGAGCCATCGCCATCGCCAGAGCCATCGCCAGAGCCAGAGCCATCGCCATCGCCAGAGCCATCGCCAGAGCCAGAGCCATAGCCATCACCATCGCCAGAACAAATAAATAAGAATTCTTTTAATAGATCCATTCTGCAACACCTTCGATCGAATTTATTGCCTTATCAGTACATAAAATAATTTCAATTGCATCAGTAATAATAATTTGTTCAACAGTAATTGTAAATTTACAACTGGCAGGTTTTTTTGTTCCTTCTTTTGCAAGTTGAGATATACTTGCAGCTCCATGCCAATACCATAAACGCCTACAATTTTTAAGTTCTACTTCTTGACCAGTTCTTTTAATTAACTCTCCAAAAAAAACTCCACTTCTATCTCCTCTTATAATTACTTTTTTATTTAACATTTTAATCTCCTTCACACAAAAGTGTCTTATAAATCCAGTTCCCCCACTAAGATTTATAAGACACTTATTTTTTATGTGTTTTGTATTGGTGGGGGTTCAAGTCAAAGCACATAAACTTAAATTTATTATATATATTTTTTTGAAATTAGTCAAATATAAAAATTAAAGCTGTAATTGTGTAGTATTGGATTTGCCAGCTAACCCTATAAGACGCTACACTCGCCCGTAATCCTTGATATCATAGTCATTGTATTACGCAACCTTATACTATGTTGGTTTTAATGTCACAACCTGACTTGAACCGGTATTTCCATCCTACTCAGCAATTAAATCCTTTCAGCCAGCGACTCCCAATTGTCTATATGACATCTACTATTACACACTAAATCATTATACCATAAATTGATTTGAAAAAATTATTTCCTGCAAATTTCCGAAAACAAATACATTATTGGCTTTTATGCTATAATCTAATTGTAAATACTGAAACCATTATTCATTTCAATATGAATAATCCCTATTGAGACGAAAGTCTCTTTTTTTTTTTTTGCAGTTCTTTCTGTATCTGGGAAAAATAAATTAAACTAATTTGTTATGTAAAAAAATTTTTTATCAAAATGGTCTATTTGGTCTAAATCCAGTAAATTCAACAACTTCACAAAATTAATTAAAATAAATTTCCCATTTTCCCAACTGTTAAAATTTCCCTTCCCAACTTTTTTCCCAAGTTTTTTATGCATTTCAGTGATGTTTCCCAAGTTTCCCAACTTTTTAAAAAATCTTTATTTATATGCGCGCGTGTGCGCGTGTAATATGCGATGGTTAACAAAAAGTTGGGAAACTTGGGAAAACGTCTAAACTTAGGCGAAAAACTTGGGAAAAAAAATGGGAGGTAAAATTCGACATTGGGAAAATGGGAAAAGTTGACACACTTTTGGGAATTGTTAATTTATAATGGCATAAAATGTTGTTGTCTTTTTAATTTACATATATTATAATATTTATACGTATTTATTAAGATTAATAATAATTGGAGGTTTGTAAAGTGGAAAAAGTTGAAACTAATAATATTAAAATTGCTGAATGGAATAAAAAAAAGCTTGATAGAACTGGAACATCTAAGTGTGTAATTATTCCGAAAAGATATGTTGAAGAACTTGGTCTTGAAAATGGCATTAACGTAGTAGTAACAAAAAACGAGGTAATAATTACTAAAACGGCGGTGTGATTATGAGTTATGTTGAAATCTTGAAAAATAAGCATCAGGTAGTTGCAATTAATGAAAAGATTGCAAAAGATATTTTTAATAATTTAGAAGAAGTTAACAAAATTAAAACTGAAAGTTTTTATGGTAAGAGCAAAGATGGAAAACTTATTTATTTTTATCCGCAAATTTTAGCAGAAAAAATTTTACAAGGTAAACACATTATAAATGTAACAGGCCATGAAAAGGATACTTTATTATACAAAGATGGTGTATATAAAATAACTAATGATTTAAGAGATGAAATAAATAAAAATTTGAACTATAAGGATCCAAGACCTGAACTAAATAGAGTAAACACTTTAAAGGAAATTAGAGAAAGAGGAATAAAAAAATCTTCAGAAATAAATAAATATGAAAATTTAATTAATTTTAAAAATGGTATGTATGATATAGAAAAAAGACAAATTATTAAACATTCAAAAGATTATTATAGCACTATTCAAATTAATTTTGATTATAAAAAAGATTTGCATAAAGAGAAAGATATGTCAAAAACATTATTTGGCCATTTGATTAAATATAGTTTAGATTCTGACCAAATAAAAATACTTCAAGAAATTTTTGGATATTGTTTATGTTTATCTGTTGAAGCACAGAAGTTTTTTATTTTTTCCGGAAAAGCTAAAAATGGGAAATCGCAATTGCTTAAAATTTTAAGTAGTTTATTTGATAGCAGATTTGTTTCAAGCTTAGAATTAAAGCATTTTCAAGACGATGTAAGAGTATATTCTTTATATAATAAACTTTTGAATATTTGTTCTGATATTTCAAGTGAATATATCAAAGATGATTCGCTTTTAAAAAGAGCTACAGGCGAAGATTCTATCCATTGTAATCCTAAGTTTAGGGACGGATTTGATTTTTATAATCGTGCAAAACTAATTTTTAGTTGTAATGAACTACCAAATATAGCTGATAAAACTCAAGGCTTTATGAGACGATTAATTATAGTTCCTTTTGATAAAGTAGTTTCAGAAAAAAATAAAATTTCAAGTATAGGTAAATTAATTTCTATGGATAAATCAGAAATGGAAATTATTGTTTCATGGGCAATTGAAGGATTACACAGGCTTATCGAAAATAATTGGAAGTTTTCAGAAGTTGGAAGAATAAAAGAAGCAAAGGAACAATTTGAACTTGAAAATAATAATGTTAAAAAGTTTATTTATAATTGTTGTTCAATTGATAGAGAATCAAATAATTTTGTTATTTGTTCTGAATTTAAAGATGTTTATGAAAAATATTGTATATTAGAAGGTTTAACAAAACTTTCATATAAAAACATGAAAATAACAATTGAATCACTAAATTTAGTAAAGAAAAAAAATACATTACATAAAGGTTGGTATTACGAAGGATTATCATTTAATGAAGAAGTAAAAGATTTTTATCAAAATACATTACTATCAACTATAGACATGAATGAAAAACAATACATTAAGTCAGAACAAGAAGGCAAGCAAATAGACTTAGATGAATTTAATTTTCAATAGAAAGTGAGAAATTAAAATGAATTATTTTACACATTTAATAGCAAATTGGAAAGTATCTTTACATTCTTTAAATGATTTTTTTGAACATTTTTTACATGGTCTAATTCCTGCAATAAAATGGAATCATTATCAAAGAATAGATAATAATGATTTTTACAAATTTCTTCTAAAAGAAAAAGAATCAAGAAAAGAATTATGGGAAATTGCTGAAGATGATTTTCTAAAAAATTATTATAATTCAGAAATTGTATGTATAGAAAGTTTAATAGAATATTACGAAAATTTTAAAGAAAAGGATGATGAGAATGGATAAAGATAAACTTAGAAAAGTTAAAATATTATATGGCAAATTCAAAGGCAGAGATGGTTATTTTCATGGATTTTTTCAATATGGAGATGAAGATGGACAAATACCATATGGTGTAATTGAATTAGAAACTGGAAAAGTTTTAGATATTGAGACTGAAAGCATACAATTTATGGATAGGAGCTTAACAGATGAAAGATTATAGAAATGAGTTTTATAATTGGTTGTTAAAAGAAAAGGAAAGTCAAATTTCAAAATTGCATAAATTACCTAATTGGAAAATATTAGATCCGCCACAAGTTATCGATTTGGTTATTCAAAAATATGAAAAAATATGTTTTGATAGAAAGGATTAGCAAATATGCTTAAAATATATAACATTAAAAAATCAAATTATATTGATACGAATAATTTCATTAAAAATATAAAATCATTTGATCCTTTGAAAAGAGTTAGTGAATTAAATAATATTTGTATAAAAGATAACATAAATGTGCAACTTAATGTTGCTGATGATAAACATGAATACTGGAATTGCATTAATGTTTATGTAAATAATACTGTTATAAATGGTGAAGATTTTTATATTGAGAATAATAATATTTGCATATTTAATTATTAATAGAAAGGATGATTCAAAGTGAATATTTTAGAAGAAATATCTAAAAAATTGACTATGCTTGATAATAAAAATGATTCAGATAAAAATTTTATAGATTATGATGATTTTAGAAAAACATATGAAGAAGGATATTGTGATGGTGTAGATAATGTAATAAGTGAAATAAGAGCAATATTAAGAAAAGGATGATTCAAAGTGAATGTTATTGAAATATTTTTAAATTTTGTAGTAACAATATTTAATATATGCATTTTGTTAGCAATTATTATTGTTGCATGGTACACAGTTAATTTTATTTTTTACATAGTACAAAAATTATTGCTGGAGAATAGAAATGATTAAATTAGTGAAAAGAAAATATAAAAGAATAAAATTAAATATATATTTATATTATGTAAAATATTTATGCAATGATGGTTCAACAAAACAATTTAGTTGTTGTTCTAATTGTGATTCAAGATTTTCATGGAATTGCAAAAAATATTTAAATAAATTTAAGTGAATTTTATAAATAAAGGAGAAAATTGAAGATTAAATTATGAAAGAGTCAAATAAAGAAATATATAATTTTTATAAATCTCACAAACTTTGTCCTTGGTGCAGAAAAAACAAATCATATAAAAATTATATAAAATGTTTAACTTGCTTAATTGAAGATAGAGAGTATCAAAAAGAAAAAAGGAGAAAATTGAAAATGTTAAAAGGATTAGTTGAAGGATTTGAATCAAATATAGAAAATTTTAAAGAACATAATTTTGAAAACCCTGGTGATGGTGATGTAATTTGTCCTGGTTCTTTTGGAATGAAAGAGCTAGACATTTCTGAATGTAATATTACCAAGTGTAGAAAATGTTGGGAAAAAGCTATTAATGATTTTAAAAATTTAAACAATTTGATATAAAACAAACAAATTATTACGTTGATTTTATACGTTTAATGTGGTATAATTGATTTAATAATATATAGAAATGAGGTCAAATATATGATTTTATTAAAAAATTTACTTAATATTTGCATCTGAAAAATTCAAATTGACAAACAATACAAATGGAATACATTAACTGTATATCAGGGCAAAAGTGACAAAGTAATAAATAACTTATCTGAAGAATTAAAAAAATATTTAGATCATGAAGTAATTCTTGTTTGTAGTGCTGAGCCAGATTATGGAGAAGAAGATGATGACTATGGAATGATTATTGAAATTAAAAATACTGGAGGAAATACTAATGAATAAATTTGTAATGAAAAGGTATGAATTTGATAACGGTGAATACAATTTCCAAAAACAAAAGGCTAATAGTGAATGGAATTTTTATAGGCCTTCAAGTTGTATGGCTGAAAATATTTCCCTTGCTATTAAAGGCTATGATTTGAAATTAACAGATAAAATTATAGTTCATGGCAGTGAAACAGAAAATCATTATGGAAAAACTATCTGGGTTCAATCTCAGGAAATTGATGTTGATTCAAAAGAATATAATATTTGTGTGCTTTCAGAAGTTAAAGGAATAACACCAGAAAAGGCAGAGCAAATATTTGAGCAGTCGAGTGTCAAAACATTGCAGGATTTAATTGACTATTTATCCGGAAATAAAATCAAAGGTATTGGAGAGAAAACAAAAGCCAGGATTATTGAGAAATTAACTGAGGTACAAAAAGATGATTTGTTATCTAAGTTACATTTGCTTTTAGGTAATGTTCGATATGCTAGAAAGATAGCTGATAAGATACAGAATCTTGATGAAATTTACAGAAATCCTTATAAAATAATGAAATGTCTAAATATAGGTTTTTCAAAGACTGATGAAATTGCTATTCAAAAACTTGGAATTGAACTAGACAATGAAGAAAGATGCTGTTACCTGGTTGAGTATAAGTTTAATGAATTTAACAAAAAACAGTCTAATTATATTGACATGGACGAATTTAAAGAATACTTGATTAACGAAGTAAAATATTTAGCTACAGACATTGATACTTTTTTGTATGAGAATGAATTAATAGTTGTTGATAAAGACAAAGTTTATTTACAACAAGTTTTTGAAGCAGAAAAGGAAACTCCGGATCTTTTGTTTGGAAACTTTTCAATGAATTTTGAAAGTGATGAAATAATTGATTACATTGACATAATGGAACAAAACAAATCTTTTAAACTTTCAGAAAATCAAAAAGATTCTATCCTGTCAATTTTAAAATCTGATAAAGTAAACATTCTCACAGGAGAAGCCGGGACAGGTAAAAGTTCCATTACTTGGTATTTATGCAATATAATCTCAAAAAAATATTCAACATTGCTATTGTCACCGACAGGCAAAGCTGCAGGTCGTATGCGTGAATGTACAGATAGAAACGCTTATACAATACATTCGTTTTTGTATTTCATTACTGGAGACTTCGCAAATTCATATATGGCTTATGAGAAATTTGGGATATCAGACAAAATTGTATTAGTCATTGATGAATTTTCGATGGTTGACCAGGTGTTGTTTTATCAGCTTCTATCCGGAATAAATGATTGTAATTTTATAGACTTGGTTTCAATAATTCTAATTGGTGACCCTTATCAACTTCCATCAGTTGGATGTGGTCAGGTTCTAGTCGATATGATTAATTCAAAAGTTTTTAATCATGTTCATCTTACAGAAACTTTTAGACAGATGTCAGATTCAAATATAATCAAAAATTCTAAGAAAGTTCGAAACAAAAAAATTATTGATGTAATTAAAACTTTGGATTTCTGGGTGGACCAATTAAGCCCAAATAATATCAAGAAATTTTTCTATCACTTTAAGACTAAATACAAAGATAACTTGCTTAATTTATATAAAAATGTTCAGTTTGTAACTGCTAGAAATGTGACCAAAGATGAAGTAAATAAGATGTTTTGTATTCCGAAAACAGAAGGTAACAAGTTTAATTTCGAAGTTGGAGACAAAATAATAAACACTGAAAACAATCGTGATATTGGCATAAGTAATGGTGATTTTGGAATTGTTGAATATATTACAAAGAAAGAAATTACAATATATTTTTATGATGTAGACATAAGACATACTTTCCAGAAAGGCGAAGTTGGTAAAATCCAATTAGGCTACGCATGTACTACTCATAAACTACAAGGTAGTGAGTATAAAACAATAGTGATAATACTTGAAAACAATCAGGCAATTAGCAACTACAGAAGCTTTTATACTGCAATTACTCGTGGGAAAGAAAATGTAATAATATTGGCAAATTCTCAAAAAGACATCTTGGAAGTTTGCCAGAGGGATACAGATTACAGAAGGAAAACAGATTTTGTTAGCAGATTGAAAAATTTGTTTGCTAACAGCTATAAAGAAAGAAATGTTTAGAAAGTGAGGTCAACATGGATATTGATATTATGAAATCCAAAGATAAATTATTCAAAGAACTTATTTACTGTGATGAAACAAAAACTAAATACTTAAAGGCATTATATAAATATAAAACAATTATAATTTTTGCAAATCAAAGATATTTAATTGAATGGATATTAATGCAATTAAATTGTGAAAATAAAAATTTTAAAAGTTTGTATGATTTATGCAATACTAAAAATTTTCATTTTTATATTTTTGCATTTCAAAACAAAGATTATGTTAAAAGTTTTATGTTTTCACATTGGAAAAGAAAGTGAGATAACCATGGCTAAAAGATTAAAAAATCTAAAGAGAAAAAAATTTAAGATAAATGAATATAAATTAAAATGTAATTATTGTAGATTTTATATTGAAGAATATGATTACAATGAATGTACATTAAAAGAGTGGTTAACTTGTTTTTATATTGAGAAGCAAAGATTTTGTAAAAAATTTGAAGACTTTGCTTTATTACAAAATATTAATACTAGACCATATTATATAGACGATAATGAGTTACCATTTTAGAAAGTGAGGTCAAATAAATGTTTGTAATTCAAAATATAAAAAATAAAAAATTTGTAACTGGCATAGATAAAAGATATAACCATCCGCGTTTAATTACTTCGCATGATACAGCTTTAACTTTTGGAAATTATACAGTAGCCAAAGCTTTTAGATGTGGACAAGATTACAAAATAGTAGAAGCTGAAATAAAAATAAAAGAACCAAAAGCAATAATGAATCCTAGAAAATTGCAATTACTAAATGAAAAGATTAAACAAGAAAAATATTACACCATAGAAATTATCTACAACAAAGACAATGATAAAATTTCTATTGAAGTAATAAACAATGCAAGGAAAAAGAAAATTAAACCATACTGGGTTTACAACAAGAAAAAACAACTTGCAATTAAAATGTTTTGTATATGTCATAAAAACGTTTCTTTGCATTATTCTGAAGAAGAATTATATAAATATGCAAATGAATTAAAGAAAGAAGGTTTTTAAAAATGTTTGCACTATACCAGAACAGAGAAAAAAGGCAATTGCTAATATACAGAAATTCTACACTACCAGTTAACTGGAAAGTCGCAAAATCATACATACCTTTATACTACAATGATTTTTATTATATATGTGCAAATAGAGAAAATTTAGTTAGAAAAGGTTTGGAAATAAGAAAACAATGGGAAAGTGAGGAATTATAAATGCATTATTGTTCAGAAATATGGGTACCTAAAATAGCACTTATAGAAAATCAACTTGATGAAATACTTGACCCGTATGATAACCAAACTGAAAATAAAAAATATCTTGAATTTGTTCAAGAAGAAAGTGATTTGTGTGATAATTGCAAAGAAAAATGTAAAGATGGAGAAGGCTGCGGATATTATAGAAATTCTGATGGTGTGATTGGATACGATAATAATCCAAATGGGTTTTATGATTGGTATCAGATTGGTGGAATATACTCAGGCCATAAAATAAAAAATTATGATCCAGTTTTAGATCCAAGAAATCATAAAAAATGCAATCTATGTAATGGAACTGGTTTCCGTGAAGAAAATATATGCAATAGATGTGGAAAATTTGACTATGATAAAAAAATAATAGAAGGTTATGAATCAGGTAAAAAAGGAATTATGGTTGAATGGCCTGGTTGGAATCATTTAGATGTTAATATTTTACATGTTGATGATGTTGAAGAAGAAACTTTTTGCTTTACTGCAATCTATAAAAATATTGTTAATCATATTGAAGTTTGGGAAGATCATAAGTTTATAAAAACTGGATTTGATGGAAACTTAAAAAATTTTATTTTAAAAAATAATATAACAACTGGATATTTTGTAACAGTTGATTACCATAATTAATGAAAAGAGAGGGGTTAATATAAATGTCTAAAAGAAAAAGTAACCATAAAGTAAAACTGAAAAACACTGGCAAAGGCAATGAAGAAACAAAAAATTTTAGTACTGATAAAAAAACAGTTAATGAAATTGTAAAGAAAAGCGGAGGTATTATTACTCGCTCAGACATTAAAGATATTTTTAATATAAAGTAGAAATGGAGGTTAATTAATGATTATTTGGAAGCAAAAAAAAATAAAAATAATTGAAAGATTGAGAAAATTGCAAAAAGATGACGATACTGAAGATGCACATAAAGAGGCAGATAAGATATTGTGCGAAATGTTAATAAAGTTAGGGTTTGAAGATGTTGTTAAAGAATACAATGAAGTTGGAAAATGGTATGCATAATGACTAAGTATAAAGTAGAAATGGGGAAATTAAATGTCTTTATTCTTTTCAAGTAATTATGAAATTAATCCAATAATATTAGAAGATGACGAATTTAACGAAGCTTGTTGTTATGGCGGTGGGATTTCAAAGCTAGAAATATCATATAAACAAGCGAATTATGATTCTGGTGGTTTACTCACCCACTCACGATGTTTTATATTTAAGAATGGGGAATCATTTAATTTAGATAATTTAAATTTATCTTGGGCAGTTCAAAATAAAAAGACAGGTAAATATTTATGACTAAGTATAAAGTAAATAAACAACTAAATACATTCAGACAAGACATTGAAATGATAATAGACTCCAGGGAACAAGAATTCGCATATATACTTAGTGATTACTTTGCTAGGAATAACATTAAATCCCGGATACAGAAGATCGAGACTGGAGATAATTCTTTCATCTACAGAGGGCAAGATTATAGCTCTCTGTTCTCTGTAGATAGAAAGCGAAACATTGATGAATTGATTGGAAACTTTTGCGAAGAAAGATTTTACAAAGAATTAGACAGAGCAATGAAATTTAAATATTTTTCATTTGTTATTGAGTCTGGAAACTTGAGTCTTTTGTATTCGGGAAAATATCGAAGTAAAATGGGGAAAAAGTCAGCTATCGGAATTTTTGAGTCATGGACATCCAGGGGCATTCATTTTGAATTTATCGATGGTCTGAATTTTGGAAATTTTTTAATCTGGAAAATTTATTATTTTTTAAGAAATGAATTATTGACATAAATATTCTAAAATATTAAAATAGAATAAATATTACGAAAGGCGTGATGATTATGTCAAACTTAGTTACTTTAAAAAATAATGAACCGTTGACAACTAGTTTAATTGTTTCTAAAGAATTAAATAGGACTCATAAAGGTATTATTCAGTTGATAAGAGAATATTCTTTAGATTTTGTTGATTTTGGAACTTTGACATTTGGAATGCGAAAGTCAAAAGGTAGACCAACGGAATTTGTATATCTTAATGAGCAACATTTAACATTTTTAATAATGATGCTTAGGGTAAAACAATCTGAAAATGACAAGGTTTTAGAATTTAAAAAAAGAATTACAAAAGAATTTTTTAATATGAAAAAAACACTATTATATTTATCTGTTCAAAAAGCAAATCAAGAATGGATTGAAAATAGAGAAAAAGGTAAAATTTCAAGATTAAAAGAAACTGATGTAATTAAAAAATTTGTTATTTATGCAAAGAATCAAGGAAGCGAAAACGCTGAAAAGTATTATATGTTATTAACAAATATGGAAAACAAAGCTTTGTTTTTTATTGAACAAAAATTTAAAAATTTAAGAGAAATATTAAATATTCATCAGTTAGATGAAATTAAGCAAGCTGATGAAATAGTTTTAAAAGCTTTAATTGATGGGATGGCTAAAAATATTGATTATAAAAAAATTTTTAAACTTGCAAAAAAAAGAGTTGAAACATTTGCAAGTCTTAAAGGTAAAAGTGTTGTCCCATCAATTGAATTTAAACAAATATCAATGTTAGAAAGGAATGAGAAAAAATGAATTATACTTTAATTGCATGTGTTTTTAGTTTATTGTCAATAGCAACAATTTATGGCTGGAGGAAAGTTGATTTTAAAATTTTTATGAAAAGGGGAATTTGATTGTATAACCTTGATGAAATAAAAAAAATTCCAATTACAAATTTTTTGTCTGGGCAAAAGCGTAAAATTACAAAAGGGTATATATATGAACTGTGTCCTTTTTGTACTCACAAATGGCATTTTTCAGTTGATATTCATAAAAATTTGTATAATTCATATGCTCAATGTGTCCAGGCTGGAGATATTATTGACTTTATCCGGAAAAAAGAAAACCTTGATTTTCAATCAGCTATAAAAATGCTTGGTGAAAATTACAATGTAGAAAAGAAAACTTTCAAGCCTCTTCAGAAAAAAGAATTAGACATGATTCAAATTCATGAGAACCTTGAGGCTGAAAGAATACGAAAAATTAAAAATGATTTTTTTAGATTTTTGAAAAGGATGCAATTTGATAAAACAATGTTTAAGTGCATAAAAATGGATGGAGATAGATTATTGCATTACATCTATAATTTAGAAGGAATTGGGGTATATAAGATATGAGATATTATTCAGATATGGCTTATTGTAATAAAAATTTTGATTTTTATATAGATATTCAGTTTTTTTGGGGTGATGATTTTAAAGTTATAATTATTCATGAAAATAAAAAGATTATACTTGAAAACCCATCAATTAAACAAGTTCAAAAATCAATTGATTGTATATTTAAAATTGGTGATTATTATGGGATAGATGAAAGAATTAATTACACAGAATTAGAAAAAATATTTAATAAACTTAAAAATCTTGGAGGATAAAACATGATTAATTTTTACAATCAAGAAATACCAAAACAAACTAAAAGCAGATTTAGAAACATTGCTTTATATAAAAATTGCAAGTATGAAGGACAAAGAGAACAAAGGATTAAAATTGAAAAATTACTTAAGGAAATTCAAACATCAAAAACAAGGGATAAATGGATATCTGATGCATTCAATATTTTACAAGAAACTTATACAATGATTGAAAATAATTTCTCTTCAATTGAAATTGTGGCTGCTAATAAAAAACATTTAGAAAAAATGATTGAGAGAAATGAAAGAGAGATAGAAAAATGAAAAAACCTTGTATTTATTGTTTATCAAGAAAATTTGAATATGATGTAAATAAAGTTGTTTGTAAAAAATGTGGTATTTCATATTCTCAAGAGGTTATAAATAATACTAATTACTTTATCTGGATGTATCTTTCAATATTTAGAGTTTTTTCGATTTTAGGATATAGTCAAGATTTTAAAAATAATAGATATATTCCAGAATTAGTTTTTCATTCTATAAAATTTTATAAATTTAATATTATAGTTTGGAAATGGTTGTATAATTTCATCAGGAAATTAAACAAAGGTATATATTGATTAGTTCGCAAAATTATACTATCGAATTTTAAATTTGAAATAGGTATGTTTTTGGACAAAATTTAAGGAGATTATTATGAGAAAAAATAAAAAAATATTTGTTTGTTCATTAGCAAAAAAAAATATCGAAAAAATAACTGAAGAAGAAAAGTGTTATAAAATGTGCTCTGTAGTGTATGGGACTTTAAGAGATTGTAAAGATTGTCATTATTGTTTTGAATTAAAACTTAGTAAGGATGGTAAAAAATGATTGATATAAAAAAAATAGATATAAATGAATCAAATGAAGTACTACTTTATTGCCAAGATTGTGAAATATCAAGTGACAACAGCAACATACAATTTTATTGGATTCTATTTGATAGAACGATAGTTTGTTTATGTCAAAATTGCATGAAATCATTTATTGATAAAATTAAAAACTTTACGTTATAATTTGAAATTATACGTTTAATGTGGTATAATTGATTTAATAATACTTAAGGATGTGTATATATATGAGTGAAAATAAAAAATTAAGTTTTAGGAAAAGAATATCAATTGTTAAATCTACAGTTATAAAAACTTTATTAGAATCAAAGGAACTATCAAAACTTGGTTCTGGAAGTTCAAAAAATGGATATTATAGTTTGTCTACCATTATGGAAGTTTTTCAGCCTGCTCTTGTAGAAAATGATTTAGATTTTGAAATTGAAATGGATGATGACAAAGTTATTGGTACCTGGATGGATTGTGATTCTGATATGATTAAACCTGTTATTTTTCATCTTAAAAGGTTAGCAAAAATAATTGAAAATTTAGAAAGGCTCCCTCAAATGCAAAACGCTATTCAGACAGAAGGAAGTATCAAGACATATTTTCGCAGGTATGCATTAACAGCATTTTTAAATTTACCTGCAACTGATGAAATAGATACTAACTTAAACGGCAGCCATGGAAGCCAAAAAAGTAATCAAAAATCTCAAAAGAAAAATAGTCAACCGGCTCAAAAATTATCTGGAGAAGAAAAACCAGAGCAACCTTATACACCAGATTTAGATAACGTAGCTAAACTTGCTGAACATGCTGGTTTTTCTGGAGATGATTTATTCAAGCTTATAAAAGCATTGTTTAATAAATCAGAATTGTTAAAATTAGATCCAACTGAAGAAGTAAAATTAACTGAATATTTATCAATTAAAGCAAATTGTAAAATTGCAAATGTCTCACATGAAGAATTTAATAAATATTTGTTTGATGCATTTAAAAAGAAAAATTGGTTTTCATTAACTGCTGAAGAAAAATTAGAATTTAAAGAAACTTTAAAAAAAATGATTAAAAATTTAAATGCTAAAGTGGGGTGATTATATTGGCTAGTCAAAAACAGCTGGAACTAATCAATGATATGATTGACTATCTGGACACAGAATTTGATTATGGAACAATTAAAAAGAAAAGATATTATTCATGCAAAGAAGCAAGCGAGTTAATCAGTTTAAATAAAGATTTCTTTTACCAGGTTGTTGATTATGGGCAGTGTTCACCGAAGCAATACAATTTGTTAACAAAAATAGCTGGAAGAAAACCAAAATATGAAAGACATCAAATTGGGTTTTCAACAGCAGCACAATGGATTGAACAATATTATAAAAAGAAGGTGGTAGGCTGATGTTAGAAAGAAAAACAGAAAAACACAATGGAATTCTTGATAATAGTAACAGCGAAGGATATTATTATGACCCTGAATACATCAAAAACACAAAGAATGAAAATGATTTTTTCAGAACAAAAAAAATAAAAGATGCTTTTACAAACAAAGATTCTAATAATAAATAAAATAATGGATGGTGATAATGTGAGTATTGTAAGTTTAATTTACTACATAAGCATATCACATCGCAAGGAACCTAAAGAATTATGGACAAAATATATAATTACTGGAAACCAAAAATATTTGATTGAATTAGAATTAATGATAGAAACAGAAAAAATGGAGGGATTGATTAATGGAGAAAACTGGAGTTTCCGAAAACGAACTAAAGCACTTTAATAAAACTTTATTTGAATTGATGATTGGAATGGACCCAGATACTTTTGCAAGATTATACCAGGAAGGTATTATAACTATAAAACAAAATATTAATTCACTAAATAATTTTATTAAAGATATGGGACTAAATAAAACTATAGAAATGTTTAAAGCATACAATGTAAAGAAGTAGGTATATATATACCTACTTCCATCACCAGCAAATCTCCAATACTAAAATTATATATGAGGTCAAATAAAACATTTATTTTCAGATGTAATTATATAATATCAAATATAACAAGGAGGGTCAAATGAACAATTTACAAATAAGTCTTGCAATATATTTGCACATATTAACATGTATCACCGTGCTTTTCTATATTTGGAATAAAATTATTAGCTCAATTAAAAAAAATAATTCATATAATTTAATTAGAAAACATAATAAACAATTCAATGATGCATTTAAAGAATCAGATATAAAAGGAAAAACTATATCATTTGAGCAATTAACAAATATTATGGATAGAGAAACAAGAATGCATAATAACCAATGCAATGATAAATTATCTGGGAAAGATGCTCGTAAGGATGTGAAAAAATGAAAATAGAAATTAATTCAAATAAATTTAAAGCAATTTTAGTTGAAAAAGGAATTAAAAGGAAAGAATTAGCTGCCGAAATGAATATTACTCCAGAAACATTGAGTCGAAAAATTTCAAATGAAATAAGCTTTTCACTGGCAGATGCAGTTTTTATTTCAAAAATTTTAAACATGAGCATAGAAAATATTTTTCAAATAAAGAAAGTTAAAGCGACTGGCAAGTAATCAGTCGCTTTAACTTTATCCAGCTTTTTGGCATTTATCAATTATAGCATATACTTTTTCTTGTTTTTCAATTAATTTATTTTGTTTTTCAACAAGCTCTGTTAATTTTGAAGTAACTTCAGTATTTGATTTTACTAAATCTTTAGTTGTTGTGTTATTATTTCTAAGATAATAAAATATTAAAACAACTGCTAATCCATTATTAAAAACAAATTGTATAAGTTCACTTATTCCCATTTCCATCATTTTCCCCTTTCTATTAATTATCAAACAATAAATTTCCAATCTACATCATCTGATGAATACCATTTTAACAGCGATACATCGCCATCTAATTGTCTTATTTCAATATGACTATCACTTTCTAAAATAGTAGGAGTTGCATTTGAAGTTTTTTGCGCCCATTCAAGAGTAACAACTCCACCTGAAGATGATGATTCAACAATCATATGCATATTAATACAATTAGCATAAGTAGAAGAATAAACACCATAAGCATTTTGTGAAGTCAATCCAGTAGAAAATGTATTCATGGAACAGTTTGCTCCATTTGTACTTGATAGGCTCATTCCTGAAGAATAGTTTCTAGCAACAAGAGCAGATACTCCAGATAGATCCCAAGATACATTAATATCACCACCTGAAGAACCAGTTACCATTAAATATGAGTCAATAGAAAAAATTCCACTTCCAGGTAATGTAATTGATAAATGAGGATCATCGGTTAAACTTGTTGTACTTGCTCGTGATGTATCAGAACTTTTTTTTACATATAATGTATTTAATGCATCAGGATTAATCCATATATCTTTATTTACTTGATTAAAAGGTTCTCTCGTCGAATGAAAAATTCTACTATTGTTAGAGCCTCTATCTTTTATTCTTCCTAAATCACCTTTCAAGAAGTTTCACCTCATTATTTTTTACTAAATTTATTGCTTCTTCATCACTAATTAAATTGCTTGGTTGATATCCTCCAGTTGTTAATTTTTCTAAATAAGAAAAACTTTTATTTTCTCCATTGTTAGTTAGTTGTTTTATATGTAAAAGAATTTCATTTCGTTCTGGCATAGCTAAAATAGTTTCTAATGTATTTTGACTAACAATTCCATTGCATGCAAGTTCCAAAGCAATTTTTTCTTTAAAAGTTATTACCCAATATTCTTTTTCTAATTCTTCTTTTCTTTGTTCTGTAAGTTCACCAAGCTCATTTTTTAATTGTAAAGCAATTGAATAAAATTCTTTAAATTCTTTTAGTTGTATTTGGAGATGATCTTTTTGCTGTTTTAATCGAACATGTTTTCTTTGTTGCTTAATTTTTTCAATTTTATATTTATCTCCAAAATTTTCATAATTTGCTTCTTGTAAAATTGCTATTTCTTGTTCTAAAATTGCTATTTCTGCAAGCGCTTGAGTTATGTTATTTACTCTAGGAAATATTTCTCTAAGAACTTGTTTGTATTGACCATATTTGGTTCTCCCATTTAGAGCAATAATATAGTTTGAAATTTGATATCTACTATGTTTTGGATTGTAATCTTTTAATAATTCATTTAACATTTTTTTCTCCTTTTTTAAAAATTTTTGAAAAATGATACATATCCTTTATCACTTTTTGTAATCCAATTACTGTAATTTTTCTTTTCTCCAGATACAGTAAACTCGAACTTATTACATTCTAAATCTTTAATTTGAACTTGATTAATAAGAAAATATCCTTCAACTTCATTATCTGGAAGATTAATATACATTCGTTGCCTTGGTAAAAATCCTGGTGTATAAGTATCAAAAGTAATCAAAGCTGGTGGATATGCAGACTTTGAATTTACTTCGTTTTTTAGTACATCATTTAACTGGCGATTATACCAAATGTAATCTGATGCATCACAGTCAAAAGTTGCCGTAAATCTTGTTGATGTTGTTGAATTCATAGATATTGTTGTAATAAATCCAAAATTAGCAAATTGTTTACTTCTATTTATAACAAAGTCTCCAATTTCTATATCAGGTTTTGAAGATGGATTTGAATAATCATCGACTACTTTACTAATATAATAATCAGTTGATGGGTCTGATAGAGTCCCAGTATCAGTTTTATTTTCATCTGGTTCAAAATAAATATTATTATCTGATATTATTTGATTTGCCCAAGCATAATATCCACATATATTAATTAAATCCATATGTGATTCCCAGTCATACCTCATTCCATGAAGAAAAACTCCTTCATACTCTGATCCATAGTTTTCTACAGAATTATAGTATTGGCTGTAATCTTCATTCACTATAACATTTCTATAATCTTCAAAATTTGTACCAAATATTTGGTCTATATTGTATGGAGCTGCAGAAATAGTTCCTTCATTATCACAGAAATTTAAATCAAGATCTGTATCAACCCACCAGCTGATGCCTGCATTTTTTGCATAAAGATCAAAAGTCTGTGCAATTGTTTTTCCCTCATTAAGAAAAAATTCAGAAACAGTTTCACTGCTATTTAAATATCCTAAAAGAAATCCCATCTCTGGTTTTAAAAGCAACGCTGCAAGTGAAGAATAAGAATACCCTTTATTTGCATAAACTAATTGACTTGCTTTTGCAAGTGCGCTTTTAAAACTGTTAATTGTATAATCGCATTCAATTCTATTTATATATTTTCGTATAGAATTATTATTACATATGCCAGTCATAATTGGGGTATTGTTAAGTTTTATTCTTACTAATTGTCCTGAATTTATTTTATATTCTATTCCCATTAATGCTACACCCCCATACCTTGAGCTTGAGCGACTGGTAAATTATCAACAGCCGTCCATGTATCTCTAGCATCTGTATAGTAATAAGCAGTTGCTAATTGTGTGCTTGCAGAATTTAGTCCACCACCATGCAAAACAAATTTATCCGCTTTCGCTGCCATACCTTCCATTGACGGCGTTGGTATTTCTGTTTTTTCGGAATAAGTTTTACAAGTTATATTTGCACTTGTATTATAAGCAACGACAGCTGAAGCAGTTCCATTCGTTGTTCCTCCCAAAATTTGAGATCTAAATCCATCTAAAGAATACCCTGACCTTGCAAGCATTCGAGATGGTGCAGAGTTATCAACCGGATAATTTGCCCAAATATCTTGAGTTGGTGAATACAAAATATCAGTTGTTTCAAATGAATTAGTTCCTGTGGCCATATAATTGCAAAATAAAACTTTTCCAACATTTATACCTTGACCGCTGTGATAATCAGTTCCTTGAGCTGTTAATGATGTCCATGTATCAGAACCAGGTTCATATTTTTCTATTGGTCCACCTGAAGGACCTTGCCCACCATACCAATATATAATATCATCAATTTGAGCACTAAATGCATTATACCTTGAATCATTTGCACTAGTTAAATTGCTCCATGAGTCTCCACTAATATTATATTTTGTGGCTGTAGCAGCACCAGATGAAGTTGTTGCACCAATTACAATATTTCCTCCAAAAACATAGTTGTCAATAACTTTTTCGGCATTAGATTGATATCTAACATAATCATATCCTGTTTTACTATTCCATGTCTTTGTATCCCAATCCCATTCATGATTTACTGTACCAGCTCCAGCATTTTGCCCATCTGAAAAAAATACATTTACATGTTTATTATATGAAGAGCTTAATGTAAATGTTATTGAATCACTTTCTTGTTGTGCTGTAAGTATTCCAGCAAATGAACCATCTAAAAGATATTCTGTTCTATCTTCAAATTTATACAAAGCTACAATGTCACCTTCAGCTTGATTAAAAAGTTGGTACCCTATATTAATTTGAAAAGAATTTGTTGTAGCTGAATAAACTTTTCTTCGTTCAGGTGTTATTTCGGATGGAAGATATAAATGAGGAGGCTGCCATTCAGTCGTGATATTGGCATAAAAATCACCAACTTGTAATCCATGATTATCAATATTAGCAATATAAGTATTTGAACCACTTTCTAAAATTTTAATACTATTAAACTCTAACACTTCAACAGTTACGCTACAATGAGAAGTTGTTATTTCGCTCATTATATACCTCCAACTACGAGTTCTTTTTTAATTCTATTCATTAACATATTAAGCATTGTATCATTCCATATATTTGCATTGATAAGCTGAACACCTCCACCAGTTCCTTGAGGTTTTGCGCTGTTTTGACTAAATCCATTTTCAAGACTGCTTGCCCCCATACTAGCTGTTTGTTCCAAATAAGGTAGTTCCATGCTTATTCCTTTTGTAAACATTTTCATAAGATTTGGACCCCATTCATCAGAATCTTGACCAGGTCCTTTTTCAGTTGGACTGTACCAACCTAAATAGCTTTTAATTATTGCAGCTGCATTTCTAGCAGCATATGCAATGTCTGTAAACTTTGAAAACATTCCTGCAATAAATTGAGAAATTAAATTTACTCCCCAGCTGTATGCAGAAGCTATAATTAAATTTATTTTTTCTTCAATATTTCTACCTATAAGACCAAAAGCATCTGTAAATATTTTTTTTATATTACTTAATTCTGTTTTTAATTTCCCAATAAATTGGCCTTCACCTGTAGGCAAACTCCACATTTCTTCCCAAAATGTTTCTATTCCTCCAGTGTCTTCAAAGTACTTTTTTACAGTACTTCCCCATTCTTTAAATTTATCGATAATGCCAGGAAGTTCTTCACTAGCTTTATCTAAAATTTTCTCTAAAATTGGCATTAATTCTTGGCCTAAAGGAACGAGCAAATCAACTTCTATGGTTCTTCCCAACGTAGAAATCATTGAATCTAAATCTTTATATTGTACATCATTTAAACCGTCTGCACTATCTACAGTTTTATCAAAACTATTTTGAACTTCACCTAATGATAAAACTACATCAGAACCAAGATCTTCCCACATTGTTCCAAAAAGAGCAACTCCTATTTCATCTCTTTTTATTTTATCTTTTATTTCTCCAAGTGATTTTAACACATCTTTAAATGTTGTATTTGCTGTTTCTCCACCATTAGCAAGCTTTTTCATTGTTTTTTCAGCATCAAAACCTAATTCTTTAAAAGCTTTTTTTGTAGTGTCGGAATTATCTTTTGACCTTATTGAAAATTCTTTTACTGCATCACCTAATTTATCAATACTAAATGCTCCAGATTCAGCACCTTTTACATATAAACTAAACATTTCTTCAGCATCAAAACCTAAATTATCAAAATGAACTGAATATTCATTTATTGAGTCAAGAAAATCATCATTTTTATTTAATCCTCTTTCCATGCCCTGAACCATTAAATTAAAAGCTTCTTCTGAATCTAATCCAAACTGCTTCATTAACATATTTGCACTTCTTGTTGTTTCAACAATTTCTGAATCATAAACTTTCCCAAATTTTGCAGCATAACCAGTAAAATCTTTAAGAGCATCTCCAGATAACTGTGTTTGTTTTCTAACTTCAGCAATCATATCAGCTACATCTTGAAAATTTTCTCCAATGTTTTTTTTATATAGATCAGTAATAATTCCTTCAAATTCTTTCATTTCTTGAGTACCAGCTCCAACCTGGTTACCAAGATTTTTCACAGCAGAATCAAGTTGTTTTGCAGAATCAACTGCCTTTATTCCAACCCCAACTGCAAAGGAACCAATTGCAGTAGCAGCACCTAACGCAAATTTACCGACAACTTTACCCATTTCTCCAAACTTTTTATTTATTTTATTAATTCCAGTTTCCGCGTTTTTTATATCTGAATTAATATTAATTGTCAAATTTTCATCAGCCATTTATGGTCCCCCCCAATATTCTGGTTATATTTTCTAATGATTTTGCCATTTCTTCATTTGTTTGAACTTTTTTTGGTTTAATTGGTTTAATAAAATCAGTAGCTTTGTACCTTCGACCTCTTCTTTTATTAACATTTGCAATAGTTGCACAAACTTGCCCAAATCTCAGATTCATTAAATTTTCTTTTTCGAGTTCTTTTTTCCGGAAACAGTCAATCAACTGAGTAATTAGTTTTGGGTTAAGCTGCATAAAATAAAAAAAATCAACATTGTATGGAATAAGTGCTTTATAAGTTATTATGCATTGTTCTTTGTAGGATAATATTTTTTTCTTTTTTTTTCTTGGTTTGTATAATCAGGTTTATTATCTTTTTTAAAAAATTCAAGTTTTTCTAATTCTACATAAATTACATTATATAAATTTTCTACTTTTTTGCCACCTTTAAAATATAAATTCATTATATTTCCTACATCTTTTAAAGATAATCCAGGATGATTTTTTTGTAAACCTGCCCAAAATAAAGCTCTTAGTGAATTTAATCCACTTAATGAACGATGTGTTATAAATGCAACTTGCATGCCAGTTACATCTTCAAAGTCACAGATTGAATTCATATCATATTCTATTTTATATTGATTCGCGCCCGCTTTAATAATCATTTTTTCACCTTCTATACTTTGCTATAAGTTGGTTTACCAGATATTTTTATACTTCCACTTACACTAATTAAATCATCGTGTGGCGCTCCAACTTCAAATGAATTAATAAATCCATTGCATTCAAATTTTGTAACTGATGGAGTTGTTGGAACTGTAACTGTAATTGATTGCAATGTTGTAGTTGTAGCTAAAGGTTCCAATATATCAATGTCATCCTGGTCTCCTAGTCCTTCAAAATCAACAACACCTGCATCAGTTAACCCTTTTTCATAAGTTCTAAATTTTGTTGAAGAATTATGTGTTGTTGTATCAAGGTCATCAGCATCATATCCCCCAAATGTAATATTAGTTAATTCGCTAACCGTATTTGTAGTTCCAAATTGTAATGTTGCTCCATTTGCAAACATACTTTACCCCCCTTTAATAATTAACTGTATTTCTTAAAATTGTCATATATATAACTGACATTCCAGTTATATCTTTATTTTTAAATGTATCTTTACTAACAAATTTGCAAATATCCATTTTAAAAGATGATGTCTCTAAATTAAATACTTGCATATTTAAAACATCATCCATAATACCTTTAATATTCTTCGCTGTATAACTTCCAAGGCCATCAACTTGAGTATAAATTTCAAATGTAAAATATACATTCAGTCCCTTTTTTCCATGTCGGTTAAACGGTTCATCATTTGTATTTGATAAACAAACATAAGGATAAGGTTTATCATCGGGTGGAGTATCAAAAAGTTTATTTGAAACAGCAGTCATAAAGGTTGAACTACTGGTCAATGCGCTAAATAAAGCTGTTTGTGCTTCAAATTCTAATGTTTGTACACCCAATCAAATCACTTCCCTTAAAGTTTCTCTTACTCGTTTAATTAATATTGGTCTAGCTTTTTTAAATGCATATGCCAAATAAGAATCTTTTCTTTCAACATATTTTGCATATTCAACATTTGTTCCAACAATACATCCTAGGTCATCTTTTATAGTGCCTAGCAAACCACCACCAAATTTTTTGCCAAACCTATCTTTATACAAAAAGCCTCTATTACCTTTCCATTCTGTGTGAATAGATGCTCTAAGCCTTCCAGTATCAATATGTTTATCAGATGTTAACTTATTTTTAGCAACCGTTTCTATATGAACAATTGCAGTTTGTCTGATTGTTTTAGACAATTTTTGTTTTAATTGGTTAGGCATCCTTTTAAATCGTCTATTTATTTTTGCAGCTCCTCGTAAATTTACTGCAATCATAAATTAAACCTCATTTCATTCATAAACTCTTCCAATTATTGTAATATTTCTATCTCTATTAGTTTTATCATTAATTGATTCAATGTGTACTGTTTTTCCGGAAAAAAGAAATCTATTATATTCTTTCGATAAAGCTATCTGGCTACGCATTACTATTTTCAACATAGTATCTTGTTGACCTTTAACATTGTCATAGTTTTCTTTTCCTTCTTCAGAAACGTTTGCCCAGTAAGTATTTACAGTGTTCCAGCTCGTTGAAATGCATCCACCTTTCCAGCTTGCCGTTGTTGCTGATTGTAATGTTATTCTGCTTCTATATCTCATTGAACTCACTCCTACCTACATAAAACAATCTCTCATGTGTGGCCTTAACAACCTAATAACTTCAGGAGGAACATCATCGTAATTATAATTTACTGAAAATGATTCATTTACAGTTACTACATACATTTCCCTATTTTCATATAACCAAGCAGCAAATCTTAAGGCTGCTTTTTTAAATTTTGCCAATCTTGGATCTGTACTTGATGTATAATTTCCGCTTGTAAATAATCCAGTAGTATATTTTATCTGGTATCCATCAAATTTTCGCTGTTTGTCCCAAAAATTATCGACATGAACCAAATTTTGACCAGCGATTCTAAAATCAGTTGACTCAGTTAATAAACTTCCTGTACTATCAAAATCTTCATAATATTTAATTTCATCTACTGAAAGAACTGGTCCTTTATACAATTCTATTTCTTCAACATCGCCTTCCTGATTTTGTTGCCATTGCCTAGGTGATGTATCAATATAAGTTTCATCTTCAACAAAACTAACAGCAGCAGGAATTATTATATCTTCAATTAGATCATCATCCTCAGTATGTTCAACTTTTAAAAAATTTTTAGTTTCTGTAATTCCTAAAATACTAACAGTTGGCTCAGTCAATAATTTTAGTTCAACATCCATTATTTACACTTCCTTTTCAAGTACATACATAATTTGTTTACCACCATCTAATTCCATATTATATGTTTGAATAATAGCTTGATATACTTGTGAAAATTTATTAACTTTATTTGCAATAAAATAATTATCATAAAATTTATGAAAATGAAATGCATTTGGCTCCTGTTCATATGGAACTAAAATTATTATAAATTTATTTATTATTTTTGTAATTTTAGTTAATATTTCAAATGGGTTATAAAAATGTTCTAAAACATTGCTAATATAACAAATATCAAATAATTCATTTGGAAATTTATCAGTAAAATTTATATGTGGATACAATTCTTTTGCTTCTTTTATTGCTTCATTGCTAAAATCATAACCAGTAATATTTTTATTAATTGAATAAATCATATTTGTTGATTGTCCTAAAGCACAACCAAAATCCAATATATTATTACAATTTAAAAACTGTTTAAATATTTCTTGATGCAAAAAAGAAAATGTTAAAGCACAATAATAACTAGTTTGCAATCTTCCATCAATGCCAACTTTCCAATTTTCTTTAAATTCATTATCCCACCATTCAAGACTATTTGCTAACATTTTTTTTTCTCCTTTTTGCAATGATTGAACAACATTTTAATTTATATAGTGCTGAATATATATCATTTTTAGATTCTTTATAATTTATATTTTTTTCTACAATAAATTTATCTTTTAAAGCTTGTATAACAATGTCAGGTTTTAAAAGAGGATATGCAATTGTTATTATTATTTGTCCATCATTTTTAATATATTTAGCTAAATTAGAAAAAACAGGTGTAAAATTATTAATTCTTTCTAAACATGAAATACAAAAGATTTTATCAACTTGCTCTTTCAATTTAAAAGATTCAAGATTACTACAAATGTATTCAATATTTTCTTTTTTTTCTAATGTTTCAAGTCTTTTATCTCTATCTATTGCATAAACTTTTTTACATCTTTTAGCTGCATAAAATTTAAATGGATGTTCTATACCACAACCAGCGTCAATGATTGTTTCATTTTCTTTCAAAAATTTATCTGCAAAAGCATATTCGGAAGGTCTTGACCACCATTCTGAAGGAATTTTAAAATCATCTAAATTGTTTAGTTTTTCATCATCCACAGTAAAAAATTTATTCAACTTTCTCCACCTCCATTTTATCACAAATTTCATTTTCGAAATATTCCTTTACTATTTTTTCAGTATATAAATGTTTTGCTGGATAAGTAGTGTCAATTAAAATTGGATATCCTAAAACAGTAGCCCTAATACAAAAAGCTCTATCTTCCCACATACTAAAACTTACATTAGGAATAAAATTATAAGTTGCTCCATTTTTATAAACATCTGTATTTACGAGAATACACGCTCCAGTTCCTCCAACATAAAAAACAGCTTTTTCTCTATATTTTTGAAATCCTTCAACAAAATTATATTGGTCAATATCCCAGCAATTTGGCATTTCTTTAAGTCCTTGCTTTGTTGTTTCCGGCCATTCTGTCCAAAATATATTCCCAATTATATCTACATTCCTGCTGATTAAAGTATCTAATGTTCTTTCATGAATCATTAAATCACTATCTACCCAAAATAAATAGTCTGCTCCAGTTTCTAACGCTTTTTCAACTATTCTATTTTTTTGTTCTGCTAAAAATGCAAATTTTGTTTGACTCCATTCATGTTTGAAATCATGATTTAGATTATTATTTACACAGATATATTCATCATCATTCAAATATTTTTTTAAATTGCTTGAATTATGAAGAATAAAAAATTTCTTGATAATAATATTTTTATCATGTTTTTGTTGGCCAAGTTTTTTTAAATACTCTTCAAAAATTTTTTCATCCTGGTTAACTACAGCAGTTATCAAAACTTTTTTTATGGCCATACAGTTATTAATTTTATTATGCCATATGTTTAATTTATTTGGGGTAATCATTTCATCTGTGTAATAAGGACATGGTTTATTCTCTAACCAGTAATTATCATCAATGTAATTTCGCTTTTTAAGTTGATTATAGACTGGAGTTCCAGGCACAATCATAAGCCCTGGAAGTTTTGAAAAACTATCTGGCTGCAAAGCTCTAATCATTTGGCAAGTATCTTCGACTGTTTCATCATTTTCACCAGGCCAACCAAGGATCAATAATAAATGTACATGTATTCCATATTTTTTCAATAGTGCTATATTTTCATACATTAGTTTTCTATTAAGATTTTTACCCATTTTTTGTCTAAATTTATCATTTCCAGTTTCAACACCCAAAGCAACTTTTACACATCCTGCAACTTTTAATTGTTTAATCATTTCTTCATCAAATTGATCTGCCCTGCAGGTTAATTCAAATTTAATTTTTAAATTTCCAATTAAATTACCCAAATCGATTATTTTTTGTTTATCTGCTGTAGCTGAATCATCTTGAAATTTAAAATATTCAATTCCATATAATTCTTTGTATTTAGCTATTTCATTCGCAACACAAACAGCACTTCTACTTCTATATCTTCCCCATGTTTTATTAGTTGAGCAAAAAAAACAATGGTCTGTACATCCTCTTGATAATACAATTGGTGCTTCCTTAAAATTTAATGGAGTCTTAAAATATTTTAGTCCTTCAATTGCTGGCTTAAAATTATCTAAATCTTTTTCCAAAGAATATTTAAAAACTCTTGGTCCTTTTCCGGAAACAATATCCCTAAATGCATTTTCACCCTCACCTACTACTATGTAGTCAAGAAAAGGATATTGTGTTAATTGCTGATACATAATTGATGGATGTGGTCCACCTACAATTGTAGTTACTGGAACCTTGCAAACAAATTGATTTTTTAATTTTTCGCAAAGGTCAAGAACTACATGTCTTTGCTCTGTTAACATTGTAAACCCAACGAAATTGTTATCATCATCCAGATATTTAATTATTTCTTCTAATGCATTATCTTCATTATATTCAAATAAATCTAAACAAATACATTCTTTGCCAAGGTTGGCAGCAATTGAAGCAATGCCAATCGGCGGCCATTCTCTGCCCTGTCCGTATCCTTCATAAACTCTTTGTGGTGGATAAACTAAAATTATACTCATTTGTTGTCACCAGTCCATTCTTTGCTAATTTCTTCTTCTTTTTTTGTAAGCCTGTCCATATAAGTATCATCATATAATTCAATTTCAAATACTTGACCTAATTTATCTTTTGCTATTATAGAAGTTTTGTGCCCATTTATAAAATTTCTACTCATATTTGGTGAATGAGTCAACTCAGTTGTTTCATTGTCAATAATTAGCTCAGTTGGATTAAAAGGAAGTTCCCTTATAATTAATCCTTTTTTTGATGTAAATTTATTTAAATTATCAATAATATTTTCACTCATAAAGCGCCTCCATTCTAGCCCGGAATAAAATGGGGCAATGCGCCGGGCGCTCGCGCATTTTTCGACTCGCGATGTCTAGCCCCAAGTTTTTGGTTATAGAATAATGCAGTCCATCAATTTAATCTGTGGACAAGTTTTTAAACACAAATTATCATCATAAGCATTTAAAATATAATCAATTTTACCTTGTAGCTCTTGATAATTTGTAATTACTTCTAATGCTCCAGTTGGAAGTTTTACAACAGTAATTATAACTTCTGGATTTTTACAACAATCAATTTTTTTCTTTAATTTTTCTAAATCAAACATATTGACCTCCTAATCTGCTAACTTTTTCAAAGTTTCATCATATTCTTTCATTGATTCATTTAATTTTTCATAAAAATCATCACTAATATTTCCAATAAGTAATCCAATTTCATTTTCGTGAACTTCTCTATAAGCATTTTCAAAAACATCTTTTGGAGACATTGAAAGATATGGTTTATCTTCACCATTTCCAATTGGGGGATAAACTACTATATAACATTCCGTTTGTTCATCACCATCATTGATTTTAGCATCTTTACCATATTTTTTAATTTTGTAATCTTTTAAATTAGATAATTCAGCTTTTATAATTTTCGCACCTATGTAATTATTCATATTTCCTCCTATAATTTCTTATAATTTATATTCTGGCTGATAATCAGGGTCATTTAGCACCTGATAAACTGCCATCCCTTCACAATACAATTGTGGATTGTTTGGGTATTTTTTCCGAATAGACTTAACACACTTCAAACCAACTTTTCTAAATAATTGCTCCATTTGTGGAACTGTCATTACATGAATGTGGTCATGATGCTCAAGCCAATTTTGTCCAGGCATAAAAATTAATCCTTTTGCCATAGGCTTACAAACTCTCATTGCTTCTGACAATGCAATAAATGGACTAACCATATGTTCAAGACTGTCCCAAAAAATAAAATTGTCAAAAATATTATTTCCGGCTGGGATGTCATGAGCATCTCCATAAATAATGTGTCTATCTGGAAACTCGCTTTTGGCACATTCAAATTCTATTTTATTAAAAGTTAATCCTGTCCAAGACTGTCCAACCCCATTAAAATATGGCTGGCTGTTACCAGTTCCGCAGCCTATATCAATTGTATGCCCTTCTTCATGCAAGTATCCAATTTCTTCATCAAAAAATAATACATTGCGACGATTTGAAAAATCGTCGCTTCGAAACATAAACCGTTTATTAATCATTTGCTCGCCTCATTACATTTTTTAATATCCTCAACATCAATTACAATATATTTTTTATCTCCAAGAATAAAATACAATCTTGCCATACTATCAACTTTTAATTGTTGTTCATCAAGAACTAACTCAACTTCTATAGTGTCAATACAATTGGCTTCTTTTATTATAGTTATTTTTCTTGAATCAGAAAAATCTAAATCTTTTCCATTAATTTTAAATGTATAATTTTCTTTATCAAATCGTTTACTAATCATCAAATTTCACCAGCCTTGGGTTTTCATCCAAAATACTAAGATATTGTTCAAGTATTCCATATTTGCCGTTTTGGTCAATCCTCATGTATCTTTTATACTTTCTTTTTCTGTCTTCTGGAGTACTCCAACCCATGTGTTTGATTTTAAAATTACTAATATATGCAGATGTTCCTATATTTTTTGGAAACCTTCCACAATGTAAAGTTTGTTCATTCCATATATAATTATTTTTTCTTGCCCTAAATGCCATATGCCAATTATTATTATGAGCAACCCACCAGTTGTCATCTCTATAATAATCATTATTCCACATATCATACAATTTAAAAGTAAAAACATCGGTTCTTATATCTGGAACATTATTCAACATAACATATCTCAGCTCTTTATGATTACAAATTATTTCATCAGCATCAATTATCATAATCCAAT